GCCCAGTCAGGTAACGATCTGGCCAGCCTGCTCATGCCATCAGCTGACGATTGGTTGATCCCTGCCGACGACTTCTGCGCTCAGCCCAGCCCCATCAGTTGGCTGGTCAAGCGCTGGATTCAGGACAATGCGCTAGTCATGGTTCACGGACCATCCGGTGGCGGCAAAACCTTCGTGGTGCTCGACTGGTGTCTACGCATTGCATCCAGCACACCCACATGGGCTGGCAACAAGGTCAAGGCTGGCAGCGTCGTCTATCTGGCCGGTGAAGGTCACCACGGCCTGCGCGGTCGAGTCGCAGCGTGGAAGCATTACAACAAGGTCGGCAAGCTCAACATGTGGCTCTCCAAAGACGGCTGCGACCTCAACACCCCGGTCGGCTACCTGAAGGTCGTCGAGCAGGTTAGGGCGCTACCCACCCGCCCCAGTGTGATCGTAGTCGATACCCTGCACCGCTTTCTATCTGGCGATGAGAACAGCGCCCAAGATGCCAAGACCATGCTCGACAGCTGCAACGCGCTTATGCAAGAGTTTGCCTGCTCAGTCATCCTAGTTCACCACACCGGCGTCTCCGAAGAGGCCCAGCACCGAGCCCGTGGCTCATCCGCTTGGCGCGGCGCACTGGACATCGAGATCAGCATTGTCCCCGGCAAGGATGATTTCCCCATGCAAATCATTCAGCGTAAGTCCAAAGATGCTGAAATGGCCGAGACCGTCTTCGTGGAGCTAGAGCAGGTCACTATTCCCGGTTGGCGCGACGAGGACAATCAACCCGTCACAAGCGCCGTGATCGTTGAAGCAAAAGCTCCAGCCATCCCCAAGAAAGAGTCCAAGCTTGAAGCCAACCGTAAAGCCTTCGAGAACGCATGGTGGGGCACAGGGGCAGAAGAACGTAATGGTTTGCCCTACATCAGCCGGTCAGCACTCAAAGACAAACTGGCCGCGGATGGCCGCAAAGCACGCACCATCGAGAACGATCTGTCCGCTGCTTACCCCGACAAATTGATTGGCTCACTCATCCTCGCGCAAATAATTACCCCCTTCGAGCATGGCTGGATTGTTATTGATGACGTTCAAGCAAGTGCCATGTTGATGCGAAAAGGAGGGCAATCTTGAAGCCCCCTAGCCCCCTGAATCCCCCTAGGGGGCATATCAGGGTTAGGGGGCAAAACGCTCGAAAAGCCCCCTCCCCTCCCCTCACACCTATAGGGTGAGGGGGTTAGGGGGGTTCGATGCGGCAGGTTTTTGAGGGAGTTATCCACATTTATGTGAGCAAGCACTAACATGGTTGATAAAAAAGAAAGTGTTGCATTTAATACTTGGAGTCACGAAAACTTGGCGAAGTTTGCAGCCGAATGTTACACAGCTCTTGAACAAGAGAAGTTGGCCAACGAACAGTTAAGGCAAGACTTTAAGGACGCAATGCAAGTGGCGAGAATCTTAAATTTGAAGGACAATAAACTATGACCAAAATAAAGAACCAAGGCGGCAAAGGCGTACCCCGTCCATCTATCCGACAGTATGACCACGACAAAGTCACGGCGCATATCTGTGCCGAGCTCCAAAAGGGTCGCTCGCTCGGTGATATCTGCTCCAAAGACGAAGATATGCCAACTCCCGCTGGCTTTCTTAAGTGGGTAGAAACTGAGCCGGAAGTCAGTAAACATTACGCGCATGCGCGGGAGATCGGCTATCTTAAGCTGGCGGACGAGATCGTGGCGCTTTCGGACAAAACCCATGAGTGGGTGACGGTGCAGGAGCTAGACCCTGACGGTAACCCGGTGTTCGATGAGGCCGGCGAGCCGGTGCTCAAGAAGGTGCTGATGCCCCTCAACAATGACGTTATCGCCCACAAGCGGGTCCAGATCGACACGCGCAAGTGGATGCTCAGCAAGATGTTGCCAAAGATCTATGGCGATAAGCTGACGCAAGAACACACTGGCGCGAACGGTGGACCGATTGCTATGGCGGCAGTTGACCTCAAGAACCTCAGCGACGAAGAGCTGGAGAACATGAGCAGGTTGCTGGCCAAGGCAGGGCGACCAGTTTGACCGACGAGTTTAATTTTTGCCATCTCATTCCCATGGCGGATTGGCGTGAGCATGAAGCATCAATTGATTGTTGGTGTTGCCCGACCGAAGATGATGAAGAGCTGGGTTGCTGGATTCACCATGCTCTGGATCAGCGCGAGAAGTATGCAAACGGAGAACTAAAGCTTCAATGAATGCGCCAATGACACCATCCGTAATGCTTGACCTTGTTAAGCGAGAGCAGGAGCGCCGAGCCGCGTCTGCTTCGCTTTATGAGTTCGTCAAGCAGTCGTGGCACGTTGTAGAGCCCGGCATTCCGTTTATCCCGAGCTGGCACATCGAGGCAATTTGCGAGCACCTTGAGGCGGTCAGCGCTGGAGATATCCACAGGCTGCTGATCAACATTCCGCCGCGGCATTCCAAATCGACAATTGTAAGCGTCATGTGGCCGGCGTGGGAGTGGATCGCCGACCCAGCCCAGAAGTTTCTATGCGCCAGCTACTCGGGCAACCTGAGCACCCGCGACAACCTTAAGACACGGCGGCTGTTGCAGTCCCCGTGGTATCAAGAACGCTGGGGCTACATGTTTGCGTTTGCTGGCGACCAGAACGCCAAGCAGCGCTTTGAGAACGACAAGACCGGCTACCGGTTGGCCACATCGGTGGGCGGTACGGCAACCGGTGAGGGCGGCTCCCGCCTGATCCTTGACGATCCACATGGCGCTCAGGCTGCGCAGTCCGAGGTCATGCGCGAGTCCGACCTCGAATGGTTTGACATGGTGTGGTCAACCCGACTCAACAATCCAAAGACTGACGCGATGGTCACCGTTATGCAGCGCCTGCATGAGCGGGACATCAGCGGCCATATACTTGATGACATCAAAGGGTGGGAGCACATCTGTATCCCCGCAGAGTGGGACGGCAAGACACGCAAGACAAGCCTCGGACCGTATGACCCACGCAAGAAGAAGGGCGAGCTGATCTGCCCTGAGCGGTTCGGACCGGCGGAGATCACCACGCTCAAGCAGCTGCTCGGCACGTACGGAACCGCAGGCCAGTTGCAACAGGACCCAACGCCTAGCGAGGGCGGCATCCTTAAGACCAACCACTTTAAGCTCTGGCCATCATCCTCGGGTTTACCCCCGTTCGAGTACATCCTGCAAAGCTACGACTGCGCGTTCACCGAGAAGACCACGGGCGACCCAACCGCCTGCTCGGTGTGGGCAATGTTTACACACAAGGGCGAGCGCAACGCGATGCTCATTGACGCATGGGACGAGCACCTGAGCTACCCTGACCTGAGGGCTCGGGCTGTGAAGGACTGGACGACCGAGTACGGCGGCATGACGAAGGACTCACCCTACTCCCGCGCCCGTCGCCCAGACCGCATTTTGGTTGAGGCAAAAGCAAGTGGACAATCACTCTTGCAAGATTTACGATTGGCCAAAGTACCAGCGGTCGGCTACAATCCGGGACATGCTGACAAGGTATCGCGTGCGCATCAAGCCGCACCAACCTTAGAGCTGGGTCTGTTGTGGGTTCCTGAGTCGGGTAAGAACCCCGGTCACCCTGTAAGCTGGGCGGCGTCTTTCCTTAAACAGCTGGGCAAGTTCCCAGTCGCGGAGCATGATGATTATGTTGACACGTTTACGCAAGCTGTTATCTATCTCAAGAATGATGGCTGGTTTGAGCTCCCTCAAGCTAAAGATATCGACGAGCCTCGCATCTCTAACAAACCGAGGGTGAACCCATATGCAGCCTAAGAAACCAATCTGGGATAAGAAGCGCCCATCTGACATAAGCAAACCCAAACCTCTCAGCCCGGCAAAGAAGTCTAGCGCCAAGCAAGCCGCTGAGAAGGCAGGCAGGCCGTACCCTAATCTCGTAGACAACATGCGAGCTGCGAGGAAGAAATGACCAATCGAATTGACAAAGACAGTCTGCCCCTTAACAAACCTCGGCGCACCCCTGACCATCCGACCAAGTCTCACGTCGTGAAGACCAAGGTTGACGGCAAAGAGAAGATCATTCGTTTTGGCGAACAGGGCGCGAGCACCGCAGGCAAGCCAAAGGCTGGCGAGTCAGAGCGCATGACTGCCAAGCGTGATTCGTTCAAGGCGCGTCATGCAGCAAACATTGCCAAGGGTCCAGCAAGCGCAGCGTACTGGGCCAACAAAGTCAAGTGGGCGGACGGTGGATCAGTCAGGACGAACTATGCCGAGGGTGATTCAGTTAGCGCAACGCCACGCAAGGCGGCGCTTGGCAAGATTGCCGACGCGCTGAAGTCGGCGCAAGAATACACAAGCCAGTACGAAGTTAGCCCATGGGTCCCGCTGCTTGGTGGGACTGGGGTTGATGAGATGCTGTCGTTGCCGGGTGCGGCGTCCTTGATGGATGACGCCTCGTATCATGGGGCTGGCGCTTTGCTTCGTGGCGGCAACACCGTCAACACGTTCAAGGTTGACCCGCGTATTGTCGATGTGATTGACGTGGCCGGAACTGTTACCCCAATTGCTGGTGCACTTACCAAGATTGCAAAGAAGGGTCTTAAGTCCGCTGTCAAGAAAGCAGTTGCTGACGAGGTGGTGACGCCCAAAGAGCAAAAGATGCTGCAAGGTTTTTACCGCGGGTATGCAGGCCAAAACCCTGACACGGCTGAATTGTTTATCACGCCGCAGAAGCGGGTCGCGGACTTCTACGCTGAGAAGCGTTCGTCACAGATCGGCGGCACTCCGCATGCCGAGATGATATTGATTGACCAGCTGACCGGCAATCAGTATGGCCACAGCACGCTGGGCACTGGCGCAAATCCACCGATGATGACCATGGCACGCAAGATCAAAGCCGATGACGTTAAGGGTCGCACGCAACTGTACGCCACGGGTGGTGCGGTCAAGGTGATCAATAAGCTTGCCAAAGTTTTGATGGGCGGCAGTGATGAGGTGGCGCTGACTGCTGCTCAACGTGCTGAGGCTGGTCGCAAAGCTGCTGAGCTCATCAAGTCCCAGCCGCAAGTCAAAGCGTCCGAGGCTTTAGGCCAGCTGATGGAGAAGGGTTTTAAGCGCACGACAACCACGCAGGCTGACCGCACCCGAGTGGGCGGGGGCAACATTGGTGGAGCACCATTCCCTGCAATCAGTGAAGCTGATGCGGCTTACGCCAACAAGGTGTGGGGCGTGATGGACGAGGGGACCGCGGCAAGGCTTAAGAACCTGACGACGCCTGACACCGCATGGACGACCATGCTTGGTTCCGCTAATCAGCTCAAGACTAATCCGATTGTGTTTGATAAGTTAAAGCGCCAGTTCCTGACGTCAATGAAGCAGGGCAACTTGCCGCCTGAGTTAGAGGCGAGGATTAACCACAACCTCGCGCTAACCTTTGGTGAGGGCGCAAGCATTCGAGACCCCGGCATTTGGAAACAAGCAGACACGTTCGAGAAGCGTGCGGCTTTGGCTGACTTGATGATGGGTCAGGGCATTGCGCCCAAAAAGGGCGGCGTTGCTTTGGGCGGAGAGAAGAGCGGCAGGGGTGTGATCTTCAGGCCAACGGACACGTTGATCCGAGAGACTGAGCCGTCCTTGCTGCACAGCGAACATGGTGGTGACGTGCCTACATTTGCGGCGGGTCCTCGCTTATTCACATTAGAGAAGGAGTCGGTCTATAGGCCTGACTTGCACCCCGGCTTCCCGACCTTGATCACGGGCAAGGATTTGGAATACAACGTGATGCCCACGCCGACGGAGATTTACTTACGTGACTGGCACGCGAAGTTTAAGCGGGACAACCCTGAGCGTTATCCTCCGTTCAAGACGGAGAAGCAGGCAGGGCCGGGCTATTACGATTTGGCGCTGGGCGTGAAGGGCGAAGGCTTGCCGAGCCAAGAGATTAATGACGAGTACATCCGCCACTTGATTCGCGAGGGTTATGCCGAGGGTGGCCCGGTTGGTTACGGAATTGGTGGTGTAGTTTCAAAAGGTCTTGCAAAGCTGGCTAAAAAAGTTCTTCAAGAATCTTCGTCTGAAGTGTTGCCTGCGGCAAAACGCGAGGAAGGTAAGAAACAGTTCCTTGAGCCTAGCAAGGTGAAGCAACGGCTTTATCACGGCACAGGTGATGACATTAAAGAATTCAGAAATTCAAGAATTGGGGCAATGGGGCCGGGTACTTATTTGGCTGAGTCACCACAAAACGCCTCTCATTATGCAAACGTCACAACTAGAAAAGGTAGCGCCAATCAGCCAAATGTAATGCCTGTCTATGTTCAAACTAAAAATCCTTTTGTCATCAGCGATGTAAACAAGTCACACGAAGAGTTGTTTAAATACTTTGACCCAGAAGGAAAGTTAACTGACGATGAGGTTATAAAAAAAGTTTTGGATGCAGGCTACGACTCTATTTACGCAAAAGGTACTGGAGAAATCAATGTACTTGACCCGCGCAAGATTAAATCAGCCATCGGCAACCGTGGCACATACGACGTTAGTGAGCCAGACATCACTAAAGCCAAAGGCGGCTCAGTGAACATGGCCGAGGGTGGTCTTGTTGGCGACCCGGTCATGGCTTACGATCCGTTCCAAGTGGATGCGATCATGAACAGCATTAATGAGCCACGCGGTTACGCTGAGGGTGGTGAAGTGCACACGCCTGACATAGATTTTAAAGAAGACCCAGAAGCGTTGCAGCTTTACAAGCACGCGATGAAGCAGCTCTTGCCCAACCAAGAAGATACATTTTCTAGCGCAAGCACTGGCGTACGAGGCCGTGTTAAAGGCGGCGACTTAAGCGTTGGGCTTGATGTGAACCGCATGACGCAACGCGACCAAGATCAGCTGATGAAAGCTCTTTCCGCAAACTACAACGTCAACTTAGGCGACTTGAATCTAAACACTCGGGTAGAGAAACCGCTTGATGCAAAAGACGTTTATGTTGGGATGATGAACGGCTCAATCCCTGTTGGCACTGGTCGAGCAATGCTAGGCGTGATGGGGTTGAAGAGTCCTTACGGAAGTGAAGTCTTGGGTTACAACGCCGGCTGGTCTGGCAAAGTTGGGCCGGGCAATCTCAACGTCAATGTCAACAAGCCTAAGCGCGGCGATTATTCAGCGCAGGTTCAATATGCAATTCCTTTTGCCAAGGGCGGTAAAGTTAAAAAAGAAATGCGCCAAGTCTCAAATGATCAGACTGATGACTTTATTGATGATATTGAAATTGAAAAATTAATCAGTGATATTGATCTTGATGAATTGCGTAAAAGCATAGCCGAGAATGATGCAGCGATTGCAGACTTGACGCCAATGCCAACAGAAGTAGAAACCGGCAGCGACCCTATGTTGTTGGATGTTTACCCAAGACGCAAACGTGAGATGGAAGCTAACCCTCACCTTTATGAGTACGGCACAGCAAGATTAAAAGATGAAGAGTTTGTGCGCCCCATGCTCAGCGATGATGCTAGTCGCGAGGCTTGGTTAGAGTACAAACTCCGTCCCCGCGGCCAGACAGACTTCTCAGACAAGTACCCACAAGGTATGGAATTGCCAATGCCATATCGACGCACCCCACTGCAACCAAAACGTGGTGAGGCGTGGGATGAATATTATGCCGAGGGCGGTACTGTCCGCATGGCCGAAGGCGGAGACGCAGAAGCTAAGGCGCGTGACTTATACGCACAAATTAAACGTAGCGGCGAAGCTATTGACGAAGGCGGCTTGAAGTATTGGACGGATCGTGCGCAGAGTGGCCAACAGTCTCCTGAAGAACTGCAAAAAGAATTCATGGCAGCGGCAGACGCGGCAGACGATCCGTACTACGAAGTCAACAAGATGTATCAGCGTACTGCGCAAGCGCCGGACACGGAAGGTTTTAATTACTGGGTCAACCGCGCACAGCAGGAAAAGCTCACGCCACAGCAGCTGGGCTCGCAGTTCATTGGTGGCATGCCTGCTATTACGGCGGCACAAGAACGGTCGGGCTTTGGCTTGGGTGGCCAGTACGGAACCTACAATGGTTTGCCTATGCTATACGCGCCTGAAGTGGATAAGGCCATGCAACAAGAGCAGCGTGTAACGGGTGACTTAGTAAATGTTGACAACGCAATTGGCTGGGACCCTTCTTCTATGTCCGGTGAGTTATCCCGCGGGGCAGCAGCGGCAGGTGTGTACCGCGCACCTTTGGGTATGGGGATGCAAGGGGGAAGTCAATTCGCAGGCGATTTGCTAGGGACGGCAAAGCAGTACGGCATTGATCCTGCGCAGTACATGCAATCTGCGCCGGGGCAGTATGGCCAACAAACCCGTTCGTTGGACGAGAATGCTTTGTATAACGCGTTGAACGATAAGATGAAGGATTACTATGCGGTGCAGGGGTATGTTCCGCCTGCCGGCACAGAAAATTCTGCTTTCAATCGCACTGACATTGGCGGCGACCATGCGCGGGTAATGTATCAACGCATTGGTGACAGGTTAGTGCCGATGGAAGATACTTTGCAATATTCTAATATGCAGCGTGCGCCGAAGTATAGCTGGACGGATTACATTGCCCCAGCCGCTATTGTCGCCGCACCATGGGCACTGCCTTATCTGTCTACAATAGCTTCCGCAGTAAATTGGGGACCGATAGGTGCAGAGGTGGGTAAAGGCGCGTTGATCGGTGCGGGCAAGAGCATCATTCAAGGCCAAAACCCCATTACCGGGGCAATACAAGGAGGGGCAAGCGGGCTTATCCCTTCGCCATTCGCTGAAGGTGGTAGTGTTCAGGCTTATGATGCAGATCGCATTGATGCGATAGTTAACCAATTTATGTGAGGTAATGCATGGCGACTAAAAGATTACAAGACGATTTGCCGGAAGGTGAATCAGTTGAACTCGAAGATGTTGACAACGAAGTTGAAGACACCGAGGACGGCGGGGCAATCATTCGCGAAAAGAATGATGAAGATCACGCCACAAAGTTAGAGCACTTTGCGAACATTGTTGACGAGGTTGATCAAGACCTGCTGAAGACTGCCATCAGCGACTTGCTTGAGAAGATCGGCAACGACAAAGAAGCTCGCGAGAAACGCGACAAGCAATACGAAGAGGGGCTGCGCCGTACCGGTTTGGGCGACGACGCCCCCGGCGGTGCTCAGTTCACTGGGGCCAACAAGGTTGTGCACCCAATGCTGGTCGAAGCTTGCGTGGACTTTTCGGCTCGCTTTATGAAAGAAGTGTTTCCGCCCAACGGTCCTGTGAAGAGCAAGATCCACGGCGAGCGCGACAAATCGAAGATCCAGAAAGCCGAGCGCAAGACTGAGTTCATGAACTGGCAGACGACGGAGCAGATGGTTGAGTTCCGTGGTGAGCTAGAGCAGCTGAGCACGCAACTGCCGTTGGGCGGTGGCCAGTACATGAAGTTCATGTGGAACCCGCTGCACCGTCGCCCTTGCTCTGAGTTCATTGCGATTGATGACATCTACCTGCCATTTGCGGCGACCAACTTCTACACGGCTGAACGCAAGACGCATGTGCAGTACATCACGAAGTTTGAGTACCAGCGCCGCGTTAAGTCTGGCATGTACATTGACGTTGACTTAGGTGTTCCTGATGATCCTGAGTTCAGCAAGTCAACGCAGGCCAATGACAAGATCGAGGGCCGTAAAGACCTGAGCTACAACGAAGATGGCCTGCGTACCATTTATGAGGTTTACACCTATCTTGATTTTGGCGATGGTCCAGAGCCGTACATCCTGAGCATTGATAAGTCAACCGACTTAGGTTTGGGCTTGTACCGCAACTGGGAACCGGATGACGAGCGCCAGCTTGAGCTGGATTGGATTGTTGAGTTCCCGTTCGTGCCTTGGCGCGGTGCTTACCCTATTGGTCTGACGCACATGATCGGCGGACTGAGTGGTGCGGCCACCGGAGCATTGCGTGCTTTGCTTGACTCGGCACACATCCAGAACGTGCCTACGTTGCTCAAGCTCAAAGGCGGACCCGGTGGGCAAACGCTCAACGTCCAGCCGACTGAAGTAGTCGAGATGGAAGGCGGAGCATTGATTGACGACGTGCGCAAGCTGGCCATGCCGCTTCCGTTCAACGGTCCGAGCCCCACGCTGTTTCAGCTTTTGGGCTTTTTGGTCGAGGCCGGCAAGGGTGTTGTTCAAACTTCGTTTGAAAAGCTGTCGGATCAAAACCCGAACATGCCAGTTGGTACAACCATGGCGCTCATTGAGCAGGGCATGGTGGTATTTAGCTCAATCCACAGCCGTTTGCATGGCTCGATGGCTCGTTGCTTTAAGATTTTGCACCGTATCAACAGTGCGTACCTGACGACCGAGGACATTGAGGCGCAAGCAGCTGGTATTGAGATCGACCCGTCCGATTTTGACGGCCCGATGGACATTGTGCCGGTCAGCGACCCTGCAATTTTCAGCGAAACCCAGCGTTTTGCGCAAACTCAAGCGGTCATGCAGCGTGCGCAAGCAATGCCGCAGATGTACGACGCACGAAAAGTGGAGGAGATGTTCCTTCGCAACATGAAAGTGCCTGTAAATGAGGTGTTGCAACCGTTGCCGGGCAGCGAGGACATGGACCCCGTGTCTGAGAATGTCGCCGCATCAATGGGTCGCCCAATTTACGTGTTGCCATCGCAAGATCACATGGCGCACTTGATGACGCACATTCCGTTCTTGAAATCCCCGCTGTTTGGTTCAAATCCGGCGATTGCTAAGACGTTTTTGTACCCGATTGCGACGCACTTGCGTGACCACCTGCTCAATTACTACTTGGTTGAGGCGCACAACGCGGTTGATAAGGCACAAACAGAGGAGTTGATCCCTGAAGAAGCAGAAGATCAGGTTAAGGTTATTTTGGAAGTGCAGAAGTTCATTGAGAACCAGCTCGGCAGTTTTGCTCAAGAGCTTGCACAACTGGATCAAGCTGCGCAACAGTTTGCGCCTAAGCCTCCAATGCCGCCTGATAGCTCTATGCAGATTGCTCAGCTCAATGCGCAGCTTCAAGGTCAAGCGTTGCAACAGCGCACGCAGGTTGATCAGGCTAAATTGCAGATTGAGCAGCAGAAGATGCAGTCGCAGCAGCAACTTGAAGCCGCTAAGCTCCAAGCACAGCAGCAAGAACTTTCACAGCGTATGCAGACTGAGCAGGTCAAGCAAGATGCCGAGAACCAACGCACCATGGCTGATCTGGAAGTCCGTGAGCGTATGAATACGGCTGACAACGATACGGCAAAACTTCTGGCCGCTGCTGAAATGGCGACGGGCGAGAAAGTGGCGTATAGCACCGGAACCGGAATTAACCCTAACCCTTAAGGAGATCACCATGAGCGATACACCAAAAACAGGCACAGTCCCCATGACTGGCGCGTTAGTGAAACAAAAGCACCGCCTAGCCGCGGGAGAAAAGTTGGACGGCCAAAGTTTGCCACCAGCGCCTCCAGTTTCTAAGACTCCTGCATGAATGTTGAGTCTCAACTTTTGAATCGCCTCAAGGCAGAACAGCAGTCATTTGCTGTTGAAGCCTTGAAGCGTCCTCAGACCCGCGACACTTTCGAGTACGGGTATCGCGTGGGAATGGTTGCCGGTTATGAGGCGGCAATTACTGTACTTTTAAACCTTCTAGACGAGGAGAGAAATTTTGACAACGACCTATGAGAACGCAATGGCGGAGGCTTTTCCGGCAGTAGATGCCGGCATTCAGCCTTTCGGGAGCCGTGTTCTGATCCAGATCCGTACACCAAAAAAGAAATCTGCTGGTGGCATCATTATTGATATTGGTTCACAAGACACAGAAAAGTGGAATACACAAATTGGCAAAGTAATTGCCTTAGGTCCACTGGCGTTTAAGAACCGAAACGATATGAAGACATGGCCAGAAGGAGAGTGGTGCAAAGCTGGCGAATACGTTCGCGTGGCTAAGTATGGTGGTGACCGTTGGGAAGCAAAAATCCCCGGTACAGACGAATCTGCAATGTTTGTTATTTTTAATGACTTGGATATCATCGGGCAGGTAACTGGCGACCCGTTAGCAATCCGAGCATTCATCTGAAAGGAGATGAGTTATGGCTGAAGTTATGAGGGAAGATGACGAAAAAGGCAATGGCGAAGAGATTGTCATTGTTGAAGATAAAAACGATTTAAGTGATCATGAAGATGATCAAGATGACCATGAAGATGACCGCACGACGGCATCTGCTGAACAAGATGAAGATGACGGCAATGACAGTGAGCGAGATGCAATCCGAGAACGACGTAGACTTGAAAAGCTTGAGCGTAAAGATCGCCGAGACCAAGCCATTAAGCGTGACAAACTCGAATTGGACTTTTTACGTAAACGCAATGATGACCTTGAGCGCCGCGTATCTGTTCAAGAACAACGCGCCCACCAAGTAGACCTTGGCGGCTACGACCATGCGATTGCCAAAGCCTCTGAAGAGGTGGATTTGGCTGAGCGCGTCATTGCTAAGGCGGTAGAAGCAGGCAACGGTGCTGACGTAGCCCAAGCCATGCGCTATCGCGACCAAGCGATGCAAAAAGCTCAGCAACTTCAATTTGCCAAGCAGCAAGCGGCGCAACAGCGTCCGCAACCGCAAGGACAGCAAATTGATGACATGACCATGCACTACGCAAAAGAGTTCATGTCTGACAATCCATGGTACGACTCTCAAGGGCGTGACGAAGACTCGGCGATTGTTATTGCTATTGACCAAGCTTTGGCAAAAGACGGTTTCAATCCTCAAACTGAGGATTATTGGAATGAGTTGCGCAAACGCACAGCTCGTCGTTTGCCTGAAAAGTTTAAAAACCAGCGCCAGCCTTCTCGCGAGGAACGAACCCC